TTCCTCGACCCAGGCGATATCGTAGCCTTCGAGTGACTTTATGCTGTCGGCGGTATGGTTCTGGAGACCCTGGAATATGATGATCCCGCCATGAACGCTGCGGATTTCGCTCTGCTTGACGTCAAAAAGATGGGCAACGCCCATCTCCTCGATCTTATTCTCCAGCAGTTTCTTAACCGACTGCGCCAAGGACTTCTGGACCTCGCGCACGCAGACCGCATCGACCTTGCCCATGGCCGAGCGCTCGATCAGCATCTCGGCAAAGAAATGGCTCTTGCCAGATCCTCGCCCGCCGTATGCCGCCAGATAGCGCGGGCGCTCTGCATCCAAGATCGGCAGAGACCAGCGCGGGGTTTTTATTTCGAGGTTCATTGACCGACCACTAGGCTATCCCACTCGCTTTGCGGGACGTTTTCTGCGATAGCCTGCTCCACATCAAGCGCGGAGACGCCAAGCAGAACGGCTGCGCCTGCGATGCCGTATTTCTTCACGATCTCGATCAGGTCCTCGTCGAAGACGACGTAGTTGCGTGAACCCTCGCCAGCGGCGCGCGATTTGGCGTCTAGATAGCGAATTCCGGGTATGCCAGCGTTTACAAACTCGCGCTGCATCCATTCCCCGCCGTGCAGGCCCTTTATAAACTGACCAACCGTGTCATCAGGCTCTGGTGTTTCAATCAAGCCTTGGTTGGCCCAATGCTCAGCTATCTTGGCAATGCGCGGCTGCTCACTCAGCGGCTTATCCCAATCAAGGAAGTCCTCTGGGTTGGCCTTGATGTTGACTTCGTACATGCGACCCTTCGGAAGCTGCAACTTCGCGGCAGCGTCCTCCATCCACCGCAGCGTAGCTAATTCGTCCTGATAGATGGCGTCTGTAACATCCCCCCCCGCTTCGTCTAGGTAGCGCGCGACCGATGCCTTCTGCGACTCTATCGCGTCATCTACCGTCTGAAACCCTCCGAAATTGTAATATAGTTTTTTCCGCAATGGGTCTGGGAGGTCGAACACTGGCGTCCCGTTAAACTTGGCTTTTTCCCACATGCCACTAGACAGCGAGTCCCGATAGGCCCGCGCAACGTCCTCCGCCTCTGCAAAATAAAGCCCATGCCCGTAAGCCTGCGCGCCCTCGCCAGTGCCGATTTTGCTCATGCTGAACTTGTCAAAGTCATGCGGCGAGCCGTGGTAGGCGCGGATTCCGGAAGGCGATGTCAGCGCGTCAATGGCCCTGCCGCCTGCCGCCTTGGTCCCGAGCCCAAGCCCGGTCTTTATAAGCGGACCCAGGACATCACCGGCCAACGGAATAGCGCCAACGCCAGCCGCCAGACCGAGGCCGGCTGCCTCTCCTATATTGCCGAGCGTCGGGTTATCGTAAGCCCTGCCGGCCGCCAGAGCCGCATCCTGCACATCTATGACGTCACCCAACCCAGGGGCCATCTCAGCAGCGCCCAATAGGTTGTATTGCGTAAACGCGGGGACGCCAAAGCCCGTCAGCGTCTCTACTGCCCACTTGCGGATCGGGTCTTGATAAGCATCAAGTTCGCGCTGGCGCGATTTCCTCTCCGCCTCTGGATCATATGGCGCTGGCCTCGGGTTCGCAGCCCTGAACCCGGTTTGGAAACCATCCGATAGGCCGATCTTCGCCAGCACGTCGCCATAGAGTTCCGGGCTTGCAGATATCACCGCCGCATAGCGATAGGCCGTGCCTTCGTCCATGCCCAGGTTCTCCATCAAGCCGCCTTGGATGATTTCCGGGTCCATAGCCTTACTCCCTCACACCAAAATCAATGATGCGTCTGGTGATATTAAGCAGAGTATCCATCAGCGCCTTACCCTGCGGCCATCGCGTCTGCGCGCTTCGTTGATCATGCCGCTGAGCCGCTTGGTGCCGTGATAAAGAACCGCATCAATCGGCATAACGAACTCGCCCTCGAGCATCCTCGGGCGGAACTCTCCGCCGAACGGAACGTCGGGATGCTCGACATAGCCGCCGGCATGATAAGCATCGCCGGGTTGTCCCTCATCGCCGCCAGGGTCGTTGCCTCCGCCACTGCCTGAGCTTCCGTCCGCACCGGGACCGCCCTCGCCGGATATCCCGCCAAACGCATCCTCCGCCGCAGAATACCCGCCGCCGAAACCAACGCCACCACCATCTGGGCCGGTGATGCCGCCGAACATGTCATCCGCGTGGGTAAAGCCGCCAAATCCTAGCGATTCCGTGCCTGGGTCAGACCTGCCGCCAAATCCCAACGCGTCGGCCAGACCCGTGTAGCCGAGGGTTCTCGACAGCGAGTTAGTCAGGCCCAGCGATGTCGGATTGACGCCTCGCGCTATGTCGATGCCGAGCCCAGCGAGCGTGCCGGCGATCCCCATTGGCGTGCCGAAAGAAAGGGCGGTGCCAAGCATGTCGCCAAAACCATATCCGGGAACAGCCTGCTGGTTTGTATTTTCGTTACTGGGCGAAATGTCGCCGCCAAACTCCTGCCACAGGCCGATATTATACAGCACATCGCTATAGAGCGCGGGGTTCGCAGCTATCTCGACAGCATAGCGATAAGCCGTACCTTCATCCATGCCAAGGTTTTGCATAAGGCCACCTTGGATAATTTTCGGGTTCATCGCGCTATTCCTTCACGCCAGGGTCAATAATACGCCGAGTGATACTGATCTGCAGCGCGCCGCCGTTGTCGCCAGTGATCTCTTGCTTGTCCCTCTGACCGAGCATCTGCTTGCCAAGCCAGACGAGCATCGTCGGGTTTCCGTCCTGGGCCGCCTTCCACTGCGCGCGTCGCAGCGAAGCCTTCCCCTCGCCCTGGTGCTTTTTATAGAGGTCCGCAAAGTTGGAGACGCCCTCGATCTTTCGCTCTGCAATGCGGCGCCCCAGCGTGTCCTCGCTCATGCCAAGAACGTCGCTGATTTCCTCGGCCGTGCACTGGATGCGGATCATGTTGACAAGCTGCTCGAATTCCTTGTCGCTCATGGGCTTCATCGGCCCCTTCGGCCCTGTCTTTTTGCGCTGGGCGGCAGGATTTCGGGTCGCTGGTGCTTTGCAAGCGTCCATCATGCTGCCTCCCGCTCGTCGGAGAGTTCAGCGAAGGTCTGGCCGGTGGCTTCAAGCGTTGCCTGCTGCCCGGTCCAGTCCTGCCACCGCTTGACGATCACGTCGCAGTAGCGCGGATCGAGTTCCATCAGGCGCGCCTTGCGGCCGTGCTTCTCGCAGGCGATGGCGGTCGTTCCTGATCCTGCGAAGCTGTCGAGAACCAGGTCGCTGCCCTTGGTATTGTTGAGCATCTGGTATTCGAACAGTTCGACCGGCTTCATGGTCGGGTGCTCGCCGTTTCGGCTTGGCTTGGCGAACTCAAGGATGGTGGTCTGCTTGCGGTCCGAGGCCCAAAGGTGCGATGCGCCGTCCTTCCAGCCATAAAGGCAAGGCTCGTGCATCCAGTGATAGTCCTGGCGGCCCATGACGAGGCTCGACTTCTTCCAGATCAGGCACTGGCGAACAGGCCAGCCGACGTCCGATGCTGCGCCCCGAAAATTGTAGCCCTCGCTGTCGGCGTGCCAGATGTAGAACACCGCGCCCTTCTTCATCACCGCGTCGGCTGCGGAATAGGCATCGCGCAGGAACTGGCGGAAAGCGTCGTTCGACATGCTGTCATTCTGAATTTTTAACGCGTCCCTGGTCTTTCCCTCGTAGGCCACGTTGTATGGCGGATCGGTGAGCCACATGTCCACCAGCTGTCCTTCGCACAGGCGCTCCATGTGCTCGATGCTTGTGCTATCCCCACACATCAGGCGGTGGCCGCCCAGGAGCCAAATGTCGCCCTCACGGGTGGCAGGGACGGCGGGTGTTTCTGGAACGGCGTCGTCCTCGGTGAGCCCTTCCTTCGCCTCCTCGGGAAACAGCGCGCCGATCTCGTCGGCTTCGAAACCAGTGAGCGACAGGTCGAAGCCCATCTCATCGAGTTCACCGAACTCAAGAGCAAGCAACTCGGTGTCCCAATCGGCCAATTCCGCAACCTTGTTGACACTCAGCCGAAACGCTTTGATCTGCGCCTCGGTCATGTCGTCAGCCAAGATGACAGGCACCTCGGTCAGCCCTAGCTTTTTTGCGGCCTTGAGGCGCAGGTGTCCGTCCACCACAAGCCCGTCAGACTTCGCAACGATAGGCACGCGGAAGCCGAATTCCTTGATCGCTGCGGCCACCTTGTCTACGGCGTGATCGTTTTTTCGCGGATTGCGCGCGTAGTCTATGCAACGCTCAATGGGCCAAGTCTCAAATGTCAGTTTCATGCTTTCCCTTATCTCGGCACAGAGCGGGCCGGGCGCGTCAGCATGATGGCTTCCTTCTCCCAAAAAAAAATCGCCGGCCCGATTAAAGGCCGGCGAGTCCATAACCAAACAAAGGGGAGGATACGCCCAATGACCTGTAGGAGAAGGGCCATCAGTCAGATCAAGATATACCATTGCCAAAACGATGTCAAGCTGGCTTTGTTGTGTGGCGTTGCTGCCTATAGACTTTATTAAACTTTTAAGCGTTGCCTGTTTCGGGTCAAATCGCCGTGCGGGGCTTTCGGTACCAGGGGGGACGCTCGCCGACGAGCGTACCCCACCGCTGGTACCAAAGCAAGCCCCTTTTTGCCGATTTTTGGTACCAGTGGTACTGGTACCGTAATGGTACCACTGGTACCTTCCTATAAGTTGCATTACCCACTACCTTTTTTCGCCAGCACAAGCGCACTGGCCCAAACACCATCAATCACCACCCAACCCCCGGATTCTGGCGTGATTTGCTCGGAATTTATCAGCGAGCCTATGAGTTTGTTGGTCACTGACGGCTTCATCATCTGCCGCACCGTGCTTTCGGCGTTGCCGTCCTCCAGCAGCTTTTCCCGTAAATCCTCCTTTGCGACATACGGTCGCCCGCCGTCAGAAATTTGCGCATGACCGGACCACCATGCTCGTTCGAATGTTTTTCTATGCCTCGCCAGCGCGCTAGTTTCCTGTTGCACGATTTCCGGCCCGTCGGACGGCATCAAAACGGCGCTGGCGACCTTCTCGCCGTCCTCGTCAAACCAGCCGGCAATCTCAACGCGGTCCAGCGACGCGAAAATTGGATCGGCCAGTTCTGCATCTTTTGATTTACGCTGCACCACCTCGATCACGTCACCCGGCACGACGCTGATCTCGATATCGAGTGCACCTTTCCATGCGCTCGACCCGCGCGCCCGGTGTTGCGCCTCGGCTGATACGCCAGTGTGATGCACCAGGATTACGGTGCAGTTAAACTCCTGGATCAGCGCGCCACAGGCGTCGAGCATGGTCTTGGTGTCCTGGGCCGAATTTTCATCGCCATCGAGAAAGCGGTGCAGCGTGTCCACCACGATAGCGGATGGCGTGACGGATAGAGCCCGAATGGCGTCGGCTGTTTTTTGATAGCCGGCGGCGGTGTTGAGATCCAGGCCATGGCGTGACAGCCACATATCCAGGCTGCGCACGTCGTGGCGCTGTTTCCAGGCGGCTATGCGGCCTCGCAGGCCGTGATGTCCTTCGCCGGCCAGATAGACGACCGGCCCATGACGCACCTTGTGCCCGTGCCATTCCGCAATGGCGCCTCGGCTTGCAATCGAAAGCACCATGTCCAGAACCAGGAATGTTTTTCCGCCGCCTGATGGCCCGTGCACCATGATTAGCGCATCACTCTGGATCCAGCGCTTCACCATCCATTTGATCGGGGCGGGCTGTTTCGAGAAATCGTCAGCAGGGACCAGCCAGTCGTCGACCGGCGGGAATAGCAGGCCGTGCAAATCCTTGCCGGCCAGATGGTAATCGTTCGCATCTCCCAGATCGGGCGGCATGACGATCCTAGCGCCGTGCTTGGCGGCGGCTTCGTCGGCCTTGTTACGCCCGACGCCCGATGCGTCGTTATCCGCGACGATGACAATGTCCTGCTGCGCGCCATGGCGCTCGCGTAGCTGGCGGACTACATCCGGCAGGTTGTTGGCGCTATAGGCGATGACGACTGGACGGTTGGCGACCTCCCGGATTGTGGCCGCAGTGGCGAAGCCCTCGGCGACAAAAATCGTGCCGCCGTCTAGATCACCGAGCGTCCAGGAGCATCCGCGCGTTACCGCGCCGGAGTGGTAGCGCTTTTCATCACCGATATATTGCAGGCTGGAAAGGCTGCCGTCCTCCGAGAACAGCGGGACGATCAGACGGCCATCGCCGGTCGCGCGGGCACCGTGCGATTGAATGCCTTTGCGCTTAAGGTATGGATGATCGGCACTGGCAGCGATTGCACCGGCCCAGATGTCGGCGACGGTCTCGGCGGCGACCTCGGCCTTGCGCTTGCGCTCCTCATCGCGACGGGCCTTGGCCTCGGCCTGTCTGGCAATCAGGCGCATCTCCTCGGCTGGCGATAGTTTGCGGCCTATGTCGGCACGAAACACGACGTCGATCTGATCCCGCCAGCAGCCAAAGCGACCGGCAACGGGCTCGTCGGGAAATGCGACGTACCAGCCAGAATTGTCGCGAGATCGGCCTTTGGTCGAGAACCGATGCAAATTGCCATCGATCACGATATTCGACGGCGGGTTGATCCCAGCCGCAAGCATGGCGTCGGCAAGCTGAATCTCAGGCGGGTCGGCTGGCAGATCGGTTGGTATGCGGATTGGACCGCCAGGAAATTTAGCCATTATCGCGCACCCTATCGTCTACAAGCTGACCGTGCCGCTGGGCGTCCAGCAGTATCCCACAACATGCCATGACGTGGCCAAGGTGCGAGACACCGCTTTCCGGGTCAAGGTCTTCGACCTCCTGCCATGCCTTGATGTGACGGAGCATGGCATGGATATAGACCGACGCGGCCACCTGCTTCTCGCGCCAGTTCCAAGCCCCGTACTTGTCGGCCCCTAGCTGATGCGCTCCGGCAGCAGCTTCTAGTGCGGCAAGCGGGATCAGACCCAGACTTGGCTTCTGGATGCCGTAAATCGTTTTTGGATTATTGTCTGGTAAATCACTCATCGGCCTTTAGCTCCCCTGCCGTGAGGCGCTCGATCTGGTATTGACGAAGCATTGGTGGACGCTCGCCCCATCGGTATATCCCATGTGGCCAAATCCCGATGGCGTTGGCTAGGTCTTTGATCGATCCAAAATGCTGGATCGCATCGGCGGTGGTCATTTTTTTCTCCTCATTGCTGTTTTTTTTGAACCTAGGTGTTGACGCCCGCGCAGTCAATCCCTATATTCAACCTATGGCAAACGGAATTAACCGACCGCCAAACCCGGAGAAACGAACATGACCAACGCCGAAGCCAACGAAGCCCTTCTGATCCAGAAGTTCGAATGTCAGACCCAACTGCGCGGGACGCACTGGGACGAATATCAGATTTACTTATCGTGCGCCGATGACGGAAA